TCGCCGAGGTGCGCCCCCACCGGGTCTACAAGGGACTGCCGGTCGACCAGCCCCTCGAAGGTGTCGGAGTTGAAGCGGACCCCGGTCTCGGGCTGGACGTATCGCCAGCCCCCGGAGGGCACGTCACGGAAGGATTGGATGAGCGCCATCGTAAACTCGGCTAGTGTATCGTGCAGTACGTTTTATCGGACACTAAGTGGGGTTTTCGCCCAATATATCGGACGTTACGCGGCCTCCACGTTGTTGAATTCCCGGGCAGGGTTCAGCACGTCGCTGTACTTCACCGCCCGCTTCGCCATTCGCGAATCGCGACTGTGGCCGGAGGCGCCGATAGGGCTGCCGGCGACCGCGCCCTTCCGGCGCAGGAGCTCGATCAGCATGACGAAGGCGTCGGCCTCGTCGGGCGAGTAGCCCAGCCGCTCCTTCATCTCTCGCTTGGTCTCGATGCGGATCTTCTTCTCCTTGACCGTCTCGTACTGGCGGGCGGCGAGCTGGTCGCGGAGCATCTTGTAGTCCTCGTTCAGCCCGCCGACCATCCCTTCCTCCATCCACGCCCGCCCGGCCCACCAGAGCTCGGAGACGAAGCGGTCGAACAGCTCGGAGCCGTGCTCCGTATCCGTCTTCTTGAGACGGCGGTCGGTCGCCCCTCCGCCGAAGTTGCATCGGTTGATGTCCGGCGCCCAGTCCTTCTCGAGGATGGCGGCCACGCCGCGGCCGGCGCCGGTCACGTCGAGGATGAAGTTCTCGCTCTTCACCTCGTGCTTCACGCACAGGCGCTTCACCTCCGCGGCGATCAGGTAGTCGAGCGGATCCGACTTGTCGTTCACGGAGACCTTGATCGGGATCGACGCGACCATGTTGACGGAGAACGACGAATTGTTCGCGTCGCCGTACTCCGCGATCGCGAGCACGCACTGGTCGCCGCCCTCGAACGCGGGGTCGAGCGAGGCGATCCGCGTCGGCTGAAACTGGTACTCGAGCTTATTCTCGGCCCTGTTCAGAACCGAGGACGGGAAGATGACGCCGAAGAGTCCCTCGGGAGCGAACCAACCGCGGACGAACGTCCACCAGCGGGGCGAGCCCTCGCCGAACGCCTTCGCCACGCTGTCGAGGTAGTCCTGCCGGATGAGGAACGGGAAGAGCGTCTTTCCGGCCTTGATGTTCGCCGACTTGAGCCCGTCGAGCCGCACGCACACGCCGCCACGCTTCGTCTCCCAGAACAGGTCGACGTCGGGGTCGATGTTGCCCCAACCGGACTGCGGCTCGCACCACGTCCCGAACTCGGAATAGCGGCGGGTCGGGTTGGCGAGCTGCGCCATCCGAAAATCCGGGTCGGTCATCAGGTTGGCTGCCGCCTCGAATATGGCAGACGGCGTTCCCTGAGCCTCGTCGATGACGACGTAGCGGCGCTTCCGCGAGTGCGTCCCCTGAATCTTCTCCACGGCGTCCTGACCGCGGTCGGTGGCGATACCCTCGATGACATACTTGTCCTCCTTGGTGCCCGCCGGGCGGATGGTCATGTCGTGGTTCCTGACGTCGAAGATCACGCCGCCCAGCGTGCCGGGGGCGACCTGAGCCGTGCGGATCGCGGAAACGGTGTCGGCCCAGAGGCGCTTGCGCAGCCCGGGCAGGTGCGTCGACGTAAGCGTGATAATCGAGTTCTCCGCGTCGGCGATGAAGGAGGCGGCGGCGATGTGGCCGAAGGTGTGCGTCTTCGCCGCGGAGGCGTGACCTATAACCGACACGACGCGGTAATTGCACCACGCCCACGTCAGCATCTCGAGGTCGTCTCGCCAGCGCGGCACGCCCTCCTCGACTTCGCCGCCGTAGACCTGCGGCCACAGCGCGATCATCGCGTTCCGCAGGTGACCCTGCTGGCCCAGCCCGCCGCCGGTCTGCGGGTGCTTGTTCGCGTAGCAGTACAGCTCGACCATCGCGTCGGACCAGCCGTCCGGGAACTCCAGTCCGTAGCGTTGCAGCGGCATCAGGGCAGCGTGCTGAAGAACCTGACGTACCGCGTGGCGCCGTTCATCCGAATCTTGAGATACGTTCCGTCGCTGCCGGAAACTTCTCCGCATCCGATGGAGTTCACGTTTGGTGAATCTGGGTTGCAGTCCAAAACCGACGCCTCAAAGGCACAACTGTTGACCCTCACCGAGCCGTTGCTGGACACCTCGATGCGATCCAGTCCGTTGCGGTCGCGTATGCGCACCGACGAGTTTGCGTGGCCTCCGGGGGTTATGAGCACCGACCCGTTGTACCCGGGGTTAGTTGTGTACTCATTGCCGAGGACGTCGATTTGACCGCCGCGGCCCTGCCCGTCACCCCCTCCACCATTCATGCGGAGGATGCCGAAGTCAGATCCGTCGTTCGTGTCGCAGCAGATCGTGGATGCGCCGCTAAACTTCAGAAGGGATCCAAGAATCTTAGGCGTGGTAAGGCTGATGCTGGCGGCAATGGCGGAAGTGCCAATCGTCCCATTAACCAGCAGATTTCCGTTGATGACTGCGGTAATCGCCAACCACGCGGACCCGCTCCAAAACCGCGTCTCGGCAAAATTGTTGCCGTTAGAAATCGTGACTTGATCAAGCAACACCTTTGTGAGCACGGCGGCAGCGATCGCACCGTCGGCGGTCGCGTCAGACCAGCCGTTGCCGGAGGCGTAAAACGACTTGCTGCCGCGCTCTCCGTTCGTGCCGTTGATGCCGTTAGTGCCGTTAGTGCCGTTAGTGCCGTTCGTTCCGTTGGTGCCGGCAGTGCCCTTCTCCAAGTACAGAGCCCACGTCGCGATGTTGGTACGAACGTAGGAATTTCCGTCGGTCGTGTTTTTGTAGACCGAATTGGTAGGGTACAACGCGGCGGAAGGTGCCGAAGCGAAACTACCGATGTAGTTCAGCGGAGGAACCGAAGCGTTCGCCGCAATCGTACCCAAATCGGTGGTGGCGCCGTTCACCACCAGCGTCGCATTCATCGTGATCGTCGAACCGTCGAGGATGAAAGGGGTGACGCCGCTCGTGCCGTTGTGAATTTTGAAGGACGACGCCTGAAACGTGATGTCAGATACGTCCGCCCCACCGTCAACGGATGAAGAAATGTTCATCCCGGTCACGACGTTGCCGGCCGCGACTTTAAGACTGTATTTGCCCGACAAATTGCCGTCCGCCGTAGCGCGGGCCGTGGCTTCCGAAATGATCGATGCGCCGATAGTTCCGGCGGAGCTGCTGGTCAGAGACGCGGTAATCGCGCTGCTCGCCTCGGCGTACGCTCCAGAGGCGTCTACCTTCGTCGTCTCCACGTTTGAGACGCGGGCAAGAAGCCCCGTCGTCGGCGTCTGTATCTGCGACTCCAGCGTCGTAGTCCGCGTAGTCAGTGCCGAAGTGTTGGTGGCAAGGGCCGTTATTTGCTCCGTGAACTTGGCTGACGATGCGTTGAACTGAGCCCGGATAGTGAGCGTCTGTTGGGCGAACGCCTCTGTCGACGTGACGTACGCGATCCGAGCTTCCTCGATCATCGCGAGCGCGTTCGCCTCCGCTGAAGTGAGCCGGGCTTCCAACAGAGTCACCTGCTCGGCCGACGCAAACCCCGGCTCTACCTGCGTGCGAAGAATGGTGCCGGCGATGGCTGAAGAGCTGACGTTCTGATTTCCGATCCTTGCCGTCAGCTTCGATGCGGCGACGGTGATCTTCTCCTGCAAGTCCTCGGTTGCGGTGTTGAGCGCCGCGTACAGAGAGTTAATCGCCGCCTCGCGGGCGGCGGTTTCCTTGCGGATTCGCGCAAGCAAAAGTTCTTCTGGAATGACTCCCGACATCAGAGCTTGTCGCGAGCCACGTCGCGAATCTTCTCCATCGTCCGCAATCCTCCCATGCCGAGAAGTGCGAACAGGATCGGGTAGAGCTGCGAGTTGTCGAGTTGCGGAAACGTCGGTGCTTCCTTCCCGAGGTACTGTGCGACGGTTGACGCGAGCCACGAGCCGACGGGCAGCAGAAGGAACTGCCACGCAAGGGCGCAGCCGCAAATCCAACCAATAAAGGGACGCCAGCCGGCGACGAACAGCGAGCTGCTCGCCGCCTCAATCTTGTTGATTTCAGTCTGCTGGCGGTCGGCGTCGATGAGTGCGCGGACAATTTCCGTCTGTTGCGCCATCACCTGCGCCTCCATAGCCAACCTCACCCGCTCGCGCTCCGCCGGGTTAGGAATGAAGCTCGCGACCTTGTCGATCAGCGGGCCGATGAGGTTGGCTAGGATCGGATTCACGTCGTCAGTCTTTAAGCGCGCCGACGGAGATAAGTCCGTTCAGCACGTCGATCGGGATCTTGTTCTTCTCGATCTTCAGATCCTCGTCGGTGAACTCGGTAGTCGGCACGCCTTCGGCGTCAGCTCCGAGCGCCTCGTCGATCGCCGCCATAAATTCGCCGAATGCGGGCGTGTTACGCTCAATGTTGAAGTTGCCGTCGCCGTCGGCTGTGCCCTTGGCACGGACAAGGGCGATTCGGACCTTCTCAAAATCGGCCTCGGCGCTTTCGCACTTGCGAATCGTCTTGGCGATCTTGAGCCGCACAGCGCCCGAGAGGTCGAGCGGCGACTTTTGGTCCATCTCGGCAAGCCGAGACAGGTGTTTCTTCAGCGT